GGCAGCGGCGCGGAGTTGGGGGAAGGACCAGCGGCCCCGCACTTGATTGAGGAGGATCGCGTTAGGCTCTTGATATTCATAGCCTTTCTCGTCCGTGAAGGTCAGATGGAATATGCCCCAGGTCTGGATGACCGAGAAGTCAGCTTTGGATTTGGTACTGAAAGCCGTGTCGAGGGTCTGGATGATCTCGTCACATTCGGGCGGGTCGTCCTCGTCCCAATCCTGAAAGTCGTCTTTGTTGAAGACGTTACCGTCCTCCCCGGTCGGGGTCTGCATGTACAGAGCGCCCCAATCGGAACGCGACAGACCTTCGCGGGTGGATATGAGGTCGTCCATCGTAATGAACTGGGGCCAGTAGGATTGGCCTTCCGGCAGCATCAGATAGTCGGACGCGGGCTTGTCGAGGATGGCTGGTATGGAGATGACTTCCCACTGGTCGACGCGGGCATTGCGGGCGGACTTGTCGAGCAGGTAACCGCTAAGATCGCGGACGTGCCAGCGCGTATTAACGAGGACAATCCGGGAGTCGGGCAGCTTACGGGAGCGGAAGCCGGGGCCATACCAGTTGTTGACGCGCTCGCGCTCGGTGTCGGATTTGGCGGTCTGTTCGGAGAGGGGGTCATCGAGAATGCCCAAGTTGAAGCGGTATCCAGCGATGGATTTGCCCGCGCCCGCTGGCATGAAGGAACCGCCAGTGGCCAGCTTCCAGTTGGTGACACCCGACATGTCGTCGCGGATTTGCACGCCCGGAAAGATTTCGAGGTATTCGGAAGAACGCACGAGATCGCGGATACGGCCCGAACATTCGACGGCCTTGTCGGTGGTGTGCGAAATCCACATGAAACGCCAAGTGGGATGGCGACCCATGCACCAAGCCGTGAAGAGCATAAGGAGAACGGACTTCATGGAGCCAGGCGGCAGCATGAGCATGAGGCGGTCGACGGAGCCTGCGTCCACGTCTTGGAGGGTGGCGGCAATGGCTTCGATGTGGCGCCCGTCTCGGTAGGAATTGCCGTCTAACATCAAATGGGCGAGCAGCTTAACGAAGACATAAAACTCTTCACGGGCTTCGATAATTGCCTTCTTCTCAAGAAGGTCTGCCAACTCAGCTTTGGCTTGCAGCAAAGAGTCTTCGACGGGAATTCTGTTATTCATGGTCATAGCTGTTTTGTTTTTGAAGGTTCTGCCAAGCCGGAATTATTTGGAGATTCCAAGGAACATGCAATCCACAAACCAATTCTCCCTGTAAAGGAACAATATGGTCCACATGGTATTCGTAACCAATCATATCGGATACCCGTTTGGCTTGGGCGTACACCGATAAAAGGTCAGAACTACTTACCCATTCGGGCTGGGCATACTTTCTTTTTGCGCGCCTTGTCGCTGTCTGCGTCCTAACCTTTTCGATATTCCGACTCTTCCAATCTTTGATTCTGGCGTTGACCGCCTTACGATTTTTGTCGGCATACGTTTTAGAGTTGCGCGCGACTGCTTCCCTGTTTGTAGCCGCCCACGCTTTTACTCTGGCTTGAGCGCACATAACACATCCGCCGTTATTGATATAACGCGATCCCAAATGGCCCCGTTTACATGGGGTTGCGGACTGATATGTTTTAGTGGATACGGAGTTTGCGCTCAATGTCCGGCTCTGCTTCCTTGAGGATGGCAGTCAGTTCGCTGATGCGGGTGTCGAGTTCTTCTTTGGAGTGGATCGTGCGGTGCGTGATTTCTTTCTTTTCGACAAACATGCCCAGGTACTTGGCAAGGTTTTCCATGGCGCGGTTGGCGTTGGTGAAGTCGCCAGACTGCATGGCTTGGGTGGCAATGTCGTTGAACCATTTGACGACATCTTCGACGTTGATTTTCATGCGGGCTTTCTCCTCGATCTCGAAGGCTGTGACTAGGTCATGGAAGTAGGGGATGGACAGGTTCTCGTCTGCCATCGCCAAAAGGACGCGCGAGTTGTTGGTGTCGTAGCCCGCGAGACGCATGGCGCCGCATTTGTTGGTGCGCCCATTTAGGGCGTATTGGCGGGCAAACTCGACTTGCTTGGGGGTGAGGCGCTTTATTTTGGAGATTTTGTCCCAGTTCGCTTGCCAAGTTTCGCGCAGGTGATCGCGCACATCGCGGATGGCTTTGACGTTGTAGGACTTGACGGTGCGGGCAGGCTTGTGGATATTGAGTTCACGGAGTTCGCGTCTGTAGATTGCCGCACGATTCGATTGAGAAGGCGGGTTAGGACGCTTGGCTGCCGCCCGCTTCTCTGCTTCGACTAGGTATTTGGGTTTGGGTTTGGTGCTTCGCTTGGGTTCGTCACTCATGAAGGCGGTGCCTCGTCATCATCGCAACGCACGATGGACAAACGCGAGCGACCCTTCTGGCCTTCTTGTGCGTGGGTGACGCGGCCAGCATTAAAGAACCGCAAGCCATGACGTTCAAGGGCGGGGCGAATACGCTTCAGTTCGGCAGCAACGCCGTGTGATGTCTGAGGCAAACGCTCACGTGGTCCAATGTGCATTTCAAGTTGTCCAATCAGGTCGGAGTAGGTGCCTGAAAATTCCTTCTGCTTTTCCATCATCCGCAAGAGCGCGGAGGCCATGCCGTTGAATTCGAGCATTTGGATTTCGGCGTTGGAACGGTTGTTGCTATAGACTTGCATCAAGCGCCCTTCCGGCCAACCAAAAGCGTTTTCGGCGGCAACGGCCCACACGGCAAATGCGGACATACGTGGCTTTTCAGCCAGCACTACATTACCATAGTTTTGCGTAGCAATCAATGCCGCATTCATGAGGGAGCCTAATAGTTTTGAGTGCAGCGTGCTAAAGGTTTCCCAGAACTCGAAGTCGTCGCGACGTTGGCGCGGGTCGATGCGGGGCAGGTGTACGTGGATGGAGCGGTCCACAAGATCGCCACGTTCGACGACGTCAGGGATGCCGTTCATGGCTACGGGGCGGCAGACGCGCACGGCGGACTCTTCGGCGTTGGTGTAGAGCGCGCGGCCACCTTGGGCGCCAGTGCCTGTGCTGATGACGCAAAGCGCGTCGGACATCTTGTTGGAGATGTAGGAGACGTTGTCGTAGGCGAGGATGAAGGAGTTGCGGACCATGGCTTGCAGGTCGCGCTGGTCTTCGGGCGGGGTACGCATGTCGAGGGCGTGCGGGTCGATGATACGGCGCAGGAGGCGCAGGACGGTGGACTTGCCAGAGCCTTGCTCGCCCGATATGGTGAGGACCGGATAGGGACCTTCGGGGCGCATGCAGCCAAGGAGCCACGCGGTGAGGAGCATTAGGTTGTCGTCGTCAGCAGCAATGAAGCGGCGCAACAAGGAGGGGAATTCGGAAGCAGGTGTGGAGAGATCGGGGTCGACGAGGGGCAGCATGCCCGCGCCGCGCAGAAGGCGGATGTGGGTAGGACCACCCGAGATGCGCTCGATGCCGGAGGAAGTGATGCACCACGCATCGTTGAAGTCGTTGCCAATGTCGATGTAGAGTTCGCCGACCTTGCCGCCAATGCGGATGGAGTCTTTGAGCTTGCGGCCCTGCGTACGTACCCAATGCGAGAAGTAGGTCTGGGCCGTGTTCAGGAGATCGCTGTTGGGCACGATGCTGATTTGGTCGACGCAGAAGGAAGTGAACCAGCCCCGGAAGTCGCAATGGCCTGCGGGCGAAACGGACAACGAACGACGGATGCCTCCCTCAGTATAGTCGAGGAAGAGGCGCCCGTCCTCCGTGGTCCATGGCGACAGTTGCTGCTTGGCATCGTTAAGGAGTTGGATGCGGTTAGTTTTGTCGGACATGATGTGGCTCCTAGGTTAGGAGCGCAATATACTCGCGGGTGAGAAGCCTGTCAACATTCTCACCAAAGCTCACTGCGGCTCATTGGGCCAAGTGATTTCCCACGGAAAGCCGGGCTGAGAGGTGATGTCGCGCAGGGCTTGACGGTAGACTGCCCACGCAAGATCATCTACAGGTGCGTCTGAAAGCTGGGTCCAATCGCAGGCAGCAAGACGGGCGTTACGATCAGCGCGGACAGCAGCAGCTTGCTGGGCATCGAGGGCAGCGCAGGCTTCAGGAGGCAGGTCGATGGCAACGTAATTGGTATGCCACTTGTCACCGATCTGGATGACGCCTTGCCGCACGACGGTCTGATAGCGGGTAGCTACGGGGTAGGGACCTTCGAAGACGATGTCGCCGCCGAGACCGTTGATAGCGGATTCGGTCAGGGGGACGGGAAGGCTGGTGTTGGGGAACATAGCCCGGAACTCTTGTTCCTGAACGACTGCTCCCGTAGCTTGAATGCGAATTTCCATGGTTGCTCCTTATGAATATTTGTAGAAGGTTGTGGTTGTTGCTCCACAAATTTTAATAGCCTGTTGTGCAGTACAGCCGGTATCCTTAACCATCTGTATTGCTGCCAGCGCATTCTGTTTGGCTTCGTGTTTCCAGCTATCAAGACGCAAGTCGTCCATGGACAATCCAAACTCAGGTAGGTATTTGGCAAGGGTTTTGCGTGTCAGTTTAAATGCTTTTATTTCACGCAAGGCATTTTCACCAACAGTTTTGAATGCTTTTACAAATTCAGCCACTCGCTGACGAGTAGATTCCTGTTGGGCGCTTTTAGGCATTTTTAGGCCGCGCAACCGCTCCCATTCTGGAGTGTACCTAATCAACGTGTTGGTGCCAACACCGTATTTTTTAGATAGAGTTCGAAGGGGTAAGCCGCCATACCGCTCATCAAGAATAGTAAAAATGTATTTTCTTGTGCCGTTTTTGATAGCCTCTGAAATTTTGGCCGCGCTTTCAGGACTATGAGGCTTGTAAATTTTTGGACCACCAAGTGTCTCAAAGTGACAATTATAGAGATACGCCTTATCTGTTTCAAAGGCAGCAAACCACTCGGCTTCCTTTGCTTCAATGTAAATGGACTCGGCAGAATCAACAACACGAAACTCAAATGCTTCTTCACCATGCTTATTGAATGAAGCTTGAAGCCTAGGATTTCCGTGTATACCTCTACGCAACTCAGAAAAATGCCCGCGCCTTCGCATGCTAGGATTGTTCGTCCTGCCTATATAGAATTTTCCAGAAATTTTATTTTCGATAACGTAGATGAATTCCATTACGCAATTGCCAATCCGATATAGGAAGCACTGTTTACGTTCAAATTGAGAGTGGCATCTTGGTTTACAATAAAGCCGCTGGAATCGGTATCCACAGCATCAATCGTTGTGACTTCTGCCGCAGTACTATTCAAATAAAGCGCCGGATCATTACCTGCAACTATGCCTCGGGCGCTATCGAAAACGGTCCAGTTCCCTGTGGAGTCTGTTCTTTTAATAAGGACAAAGCGCGCTCCGCCCGTGAAGCCACAATTGATTGTTTGGCTTGAACCGTTGCCTGTATAACTGAAGACCTTGGATACGCCTGCGACTGTGGCGAAGAGATAGGCAACGTAATTATAAACGCCGTTTACCCGCCTGTTACTTGTATTTAACGTGTAGGTTGTGCTTGTTAAATTTCTTATATCAGTTGATGGAGCAGTTGAAGAGTTAGCAAAGGCAGTGGTGTTATTAAGATAGCCCCCAACAATAGATGACCCGCTATTGTAATGAACAACCCAATCTTCGCCTGTAAAATTTCTTACTTTAGTAATTACTAATTGTGGCGAGGTGCCAAGGTTATGATTAACAGTAACACCAGATACACCCGTCCCCGTATAGCACACCACATCAAAGAAGCCGGGGGCGCGGCCAAGCGAATAGGAAATAGCACTTCCTGTTGCTATCGCAGCAGCCTGAAGGTTAGTAGAAGAAGCGGCGGCACCCCCACGAACCCCGCCCGTCTTTACGGACTCTGCATCAGTAAGATTGGTTGATAAAGAAGCAGCCACAGCAAAGGTGGGGCTGAACCCTGTAAGCCTTGGCGTCAAAGTCCAATTGTCCGCAGCAGCACGAGATTTTGTGAAAACCGCGTCCAACCCATTAACGGAGTTGCCCAACCTTCCGTTGGTTGAAATTTCAGTCCAAAGACTACCGCCGACAATAGAGTCAAACCTAAGAACACTAGTCCCCAGCGTCGGCGTCTTCATCGGGCCACGGCGGATGGCGATGTAGATGTATGAATCTCCACCCCCTAAATTTATTATAGATACGCCTGTAGCTGTCGGCGCCCCATAATCTGCCGTAGTGATTTCTGCGACGTTAGTATTTGCATAAAGTACTCTATCGCGCCCAGCCGCAGAAGATGGTTCATTTACCCATCCTCGCATATTATCAATTAAAATCCAATTTCCAACATCGCCTGTTTCTTTCACTAAAAACCATTGCGGCTCCCACCCCAGCGTTACAGTCGCGTTACCTGAGCCATCAGCCGTAAACGACCCACAGCTAATCACATTGTCCGAGCCGGTAGCGCCAAAGCCGCCTGCATCATGGGCAAAGAGATAGGCGACGTAGGTTGTTCCATTACGGTTGACAGTATTGTTTGCCCCAATACTAAAAACACTGGATGTCGGAGTAGTGCTGTTAAACGCAGTCGAAGCCGCCGACGCATCCGTAGTATTCAAAAATAATGCAGACGCATTACCAACACTTCGGTGGTAAACAGTCCAATTTCCTGCTTCGTTACGAGCTTTAACAAAAATAGCACCGGGTACAGACCCCAAAGAATGCGAAATCGTTCTTGCTGATCCAGTACCCGTATAAGTGACAATATCAAAAAACTTTGGTTGCTTACGGAAT